TCTAAATATTTGGTTTTGGTTGTGGCCACAGTTGTCGGCCAAGTGATTGATCCCGTTTGTGCGAAAGTTTTCCCAGAGGCCCGCGTACCGTCCGCGTCGGCCGTTATCGTCGTCCATACACCTGCTGTGGATTCTTTTATGGTCAGCGTGTTCGCGGTTGTATTTGCCGATGATACGGTAAATGTCGCCCCCTTTGCCGGGCGGGTTGACCCAATCAAAAATGTTTTGTACGATCCCCCACAAGTCATAACATTCGCTGCGTCAGACTTGGTGTTGTTCATTTGATCGGTATAATCTTTCGGACTTGTTGCGACCGAAATTGCGGCTGCAAGCGCCACAGTGGTTTGTATTACAGCCCCGACCTTCGTTTCATTCCCGCCCCAGATACAAGTATCAACACCATTTGCATAAAGCACCTGGCCATCCGGCGCGATTGAAAAACGCCCTGTCCCAGCTCCCGACGAATCGGTATAAAGGGCTGTCGCTGAAAAGTTCCCGGCTGAAGGAATTGCCGCGGTGTTTTCCAAAACCTGCGAGGCGGTCAACCCGGTATTATATGCCTGGGCCAGAACGTGGCTTTCAGCGGGTTGCTTTTTGTCAAAATGAAAGGCATTGCGGGCCTTTAAATAAGTGGCGTTCATAACGGAAGAATTGATTTTCGTCATGCCGGCCACGCCCTTTAGGTGGGTATCTGTGTACTCAAGGTTTTTAAGATCCCTGTAATTTTCACCAATGGCGGTGGCGTTTGACGTTATCAACCTCCCTGAGAAAGGAATGTTCTTTGATTTCGTGCGTTTATCTGTCATCCAAGCACCGAATATTGATCCAATTCCGAAGATGATGTATTAGCCGGTTGAAGCCGTGACTTCCCTACCATCGGAACATCTGTTTCAATCGGCTTCGGCAAGCGGGTCGCTGCATTTGAGTGTCCGATTTCTTCTTTAAGTTCCTGCGCCCGCATTATGACCGATGGCCGAACAGTCCTATCCCAATCCTCACCGAGAGCAATGGCCAGGTTATAAACCAACAGGTCGTTATCTTCGGGCGGCAAGGTTACTGTCGTTGATGTAGCCGCAAAAACCGTGATAGGTTTCCAAGACTCAAAATAGAAAGTGTATGCGTAATCCGGGCTGCGGTTGAAAATTATCCTGGCGTTGGTCTTTTCAGGAATAAAATAAAACCCTGTAGGCTGGCCGGACGTGGCCTTGTTTATAACATCCCCAAGCCCCCTGGAAGAAAGCAACCTGCACCTGTTATCATAGCTGTCTGAGTCTCTTAGGTACGCCGTATCCTCAATCCTTATAGGGCGTACAGTTACAAAATTTCCCGCTGGTCCGATGGTATATTCGGACGTGCCAACAATAAGAGTGGCGCTTTCGCGGGCAACAGCCGGTTGTAAAAACTCAATGCCCAAAGAACCAAGCATATTGTTTAGTGATATCAAGGCGCTGGCTGTCTGGGCGGTTGTGATGGTGTTAACCGACACCTTTTTTGCGGCTGCTGTTATTATCTCGCCTGCTGTCGTCACGATTCCCCCCAGTTATATTTTGTTGTCTCATGCTCACCGAATAGGTTTTTAAGGTCGCTTGAAAGAGCCACACAACCCCAATTATCATGCTCGAGCATCGCCTTTAAAAGACCGCCCGACTTGTTTATTAGAAACCCACCGAAAGCCTTTATCACCTGGGCCATGCGCTCACATTGAACAAAATGGCCAGGGTGTGTCAGGTAGTCCCTGCCCCCGGCCCTAACAACGATAAGGTTTTTGCCATTGCCAAGCCCCTCGGCATCATAGGCATGGAGCTTTTTGACAAAAGAGCCGTCACACCCGAAATAGTGGACTTCCCGATACCCCATTTTCGCAAAAAGTAGCGGGGTAAATGTTATGAGCGTTGGGCCACCTGTAATGCCGCCCGGCGAGTCAAAAGAAACCGGCCACGTTCTGACATCATCTTGATTGAAAAGCTTAAACTGATTTTTATGAACCCTTGTGGCCAAAAGCGCACCTGTAACCAGCGGCCCCGGCTTGAAAGGTTCTTGGGCGCAATCGCACATGAGCAAGCGTAATCCAATCCCGTTGTCAGATAAATATGTCGCGGCCCCGTTGACACCGTAAATATCTCCGGGGAATTTCTTCAAATCGTCAAAATGTTCGTCAAGTGATGGCCCGCCCCCCACAACCGCACAAATGCCACGGCCAGACTTGAAAGCAACCGGGCGGTACTTCTTTGACCATTTGCAGTTTGCATCGATTTCTTCCTGGGTGTAACCGCAAATGGAATTTACCTTAAGTTCAAACATTCATGTCCTTGGAGAGGGGATTTCTCCCCCCTCCTGTTTGGGTTAAGCACACAGACCAAGCGACACCAGACATGCCTTGATAGCGGCAATGTCAATCACGTTGTCCGCAGCCGAAGCAGAGCTGGCCAGCAAAGTTATGGTGGGCTTGACAATCGGGGCCGTCAGTCCAAAAAACCCGATTTTGTCACCAGACCGGCCAAAATTCACACCGTCGTCGTTTCCATTACCTAAGTATTCAACCGCCATTTTCTTGCCTCCTTATGAACAGATTCTTGCCGCCCACAAACCGCGCAGCAATTTTTGACCGAAAAGAACGTCAATACGACATGGGAACTTGTCATTCACAATGTCGAAGTCCCGGACCACCCGCAAAGAAACCCCATCGATTACCTTCCTTGCCGCGAAGTCAACGCCCTGCGGCATTTCCAGATCGGCAAAGACAGCGGCAAAAGCATCCCGGTGGTAAGCCATCGAGTTGACATATGCTGTTGAGGCCGTTCCAGAACTTCCAGCCAGGTCAACAACCGTTGCGGCGGTCGCGTCGGTCCAATCGGCGCTGTAAACGTTCTGTCTCGGACCGGACTTGTAAATGGTCGGGGTAACGGCGAGCGTGTCAGTAGTATCGCAAGTGATCGCCGTAGTTATGGTGAACTGCTGTAAATGGGCATACGGAACCTTTGTTTCCTGGTTAACCGCATACACACCGGCAACGGTTAAAACGTCGCCCTTGGTAAACGTTTCGGTGTTGGTGTGGGCAGTGTCCAAGGTGGTGTCCCCATTTGCCACTGCGCTTAAATCACACGTCCCGGCTGTGGTTCTGGTGCCGGTGGTGTGGGTTGGGGTCATTTCGGATTCGTGCATGGTAAAGCCACCAATCCGGCCCAACATACCTTCAGAATACTGTTGTTGAATTTCGCTTGCCGGGTGAAACAAGGCCTTTCCATCAGTGATAATGGCGTTTGCGGCCAATGAATCCACCAGCATGTGCCGGTCACTACGAGGCGCTAAACCCTTGCTCAAAAGAGATCGCGCAGCCAGAACATCAGCCAGAACCGGCTTGGTCCCAAAGGTGGTGTTTTCAAAGTTCCACACCCTCGGATAAAGATCAGCAATCATGGTAGCTTCCACATCAGCGGCAAGCCTGGTCATGGCCGGTTCAAGTATCCTGTCGGCAAAGTCATCCATGGAAAGGGTCAGTTCCGCGGAACTGAAATTGATGTCGACGCCTTTCTGGGTGGCCAGAACAAGCTGGGTAGTGGTTTCGGTAACGTCCTGGGTGTCCATGACGGCCCCGGTACGTACAGAGAACTCATTCGGCTCTCTGATCTCCAAATACCCGCCGTTTTTCCCTCCGGTTTTGGCAAAGCGTGAATCATATTGCCGGTTAATTGTTTTCAGAAATGTTGCTTTGTTGTGCAAGATTGACAACGCCTTACGGGTAATGTCACCAGCCGTAAGCGTCTTTATAGTATTAGCCATTGGTTAGCCTCCTTCGACTTTTTTCTTTATTTTTTCCAATTGACGAGCTTTTTCCATTTTGTACCAATCGTCGTCCGACATTTTTGACTCATCAACGGTCCCGGCACCCCCTCCAATTCCAAGCGGTCTTATCGGGTCCGGTGCGGTTGGAGCCTTTTTAGTGTTTTTGGCAATTGTTACTTTCGTTTCGAGTCTGCCCATTTCGATTAGCTGTGCCTCCGGTGGTAAATCACGGATACGCGCCGCCTCTGTTGCGTTTTCAGGCAACCCAAGGTGGTAAGCCAGCTCGGGGCCAATGTCGCTGTGCAAAACGGCAATCCGCATACTCGGGCTAAAGACAGGGTTCTCAACCACTTCATCGAAGTCCTCATGCTCTGCCTTAAAAGCATCTGCCCGTTCCATGAAGGAACCAAGCAGGGCATCTTGTTTCTGCTGCCTGGTTGAGGCCTCGGTCTTTGCGGCTTGAACATTGTCTCGCCAATCAAAAAGTGCGTCCTCATATTCTGTGTTTGTTTCAAAGTCATCGACGTTGGGCCGTGACGGAAGCTCCGGCACAACCGGTTCCGGTGGTGGTTCTGGCTTGCTCTCAGGCCGCGCATTATCAAGCTTGCGCTGTAAATACTGAGTGCGCCTTTCCATTTTCTCCAACTTCGCGGCTAAATCGCCTACCGTTGGTTCCACTGGTGCCGCGACTTCTTCAGACACATCTTGGTGTTCTTCTTCTCCCGGTGCGTCAATCGGGGGTACTGCGGCTTCTTCCTCTCCCTCTACGGGGGCTGATACTTCTTCACTCATGGTTTTTCCTTCTCGGCTTAAGCCGGTTAGCTTGGGTAATAAAAAAGGCGAACCAACCGGGTTTTTCCGGTCAATTCGCCTTGGTTTTTCCAATAACGAAACGTTAAGTTGTCAAAGAGCTATTTTTATTCAGACAATTTTATGGTTTCCCCGCGCTTCACATATACAATCTTGCCAGCCTCTTTTTTTATGATGATTTCCCCATAGGCCAGGCTTTCAATCAAAGCGATAATCTCTTTTTTCTCGGCTTCCGTCACCGCGGCCCCTGTTGTTGGGCTTGGGCTTGCGCTTGGTCTACCCTTTTGGTGATTTCATCCGCGATTTCTTTGCTTCCGGGTGAATCACTGTATTTAAATAATAGTGGCGCTATAATCGCCGCTACATCCGGTCCGGCGTATTGCATGGCCCTTTCCATGGTGGAAACCATTTCCTGCCGCTGTGAGCTAAATGACGCGCCAGGAGATGATATTAAATCGTATCTGCCAATTGAAAGATCGTTATGGATACCCTTGACGCTGGGAACGTTCACGTCCGCTACCTGGTGCTGCCCATCTTCGCCCATAATCACAAGTGCACGTTCGGTTTCGTAGATCTTCGGTATCAGGTCAACAATCTGCCGGCCACCATAGACCATGGCCCGCGTCCGGTTGTTGACATAGAGGTACGTTCCCTTGTCTGATTGGTTAATTCTGGCATCGATAGCAACCCGGCTGCGCTCATTAGACGCCTCGCCCTTGGATGACTCATATTGCCCCAAATGATCTTCGATATCGTAAGCCATGGACTGCATCATGCCCAAAATAGCGGTCGGCACCTGAGCTTGTGGTTCTCTGGAAGGTTTCTGCATACCAGGGATAGCTTTGTATCTTACAAACGGGGCCGGCCGTAGGTGCGCGGACTCCCATTCTTTCTCAAAACCTTTAATCTGGCGGTGGTCCACCATAAACGGGTTTTTCGGGGCCGCGGCGACAGCCTCGGTAGCTGCCGACGCCCAATAATTGTACATTTCCTGAGGACCCTTGCCGCCCCTGGCGAGAGAAATGAAATACCGCTTGCCCTCCACCACAACCTCATCACCGAACATCGGCACCACAGGGATGTATTTTCCCGGCCAAACATTTTCATCAAGAATTTCGCCGCCGCTCAGCTTGTACCATTTAACAATGTGGCTTTCCTCCATCCGATCCCTGATAACCTCATCTCCGGTAAGCTCAAAATATGCCCTGGCGGTGTTGTCGTGTTCCAAGGGGATAATCAAACCGGTTTTCGTAAGACCTATCTTTTTCTGAAAAGTTTCTTTTTTAAAGTATTCGCAAACCCTCACCTTGTCGCCCTGCATCCAATCCCCAAAAAGTGTGGCTGTGGACGAACTGTCAAAATCAGAAACGGTAGCTTTGGGATAAAGCGATTTGAACCTGTCCTTTTTTAGAAGATCTTCATAAAAACAGTGTTCGGCATCCTCAAGGTTAAAATCAACGGCATACGGGTCAAAATGAACCGACTGAGGATTGATAATGCGCTTGATTCTTATTTCCTGATCGAAAGACCCCTCAATAAATTGTGTGATAATCCTAAAAAACCCCACCGAAGACGATAGTGCATGGTTGTATGCGGTATCGTAGGCGATATCAGCCGCCGAAAGATACTCGATTTCCCTGAAAATCCCATCATAAAGCTTGGCCACGCCGGGATCTGCAACGCTGTCCACCGGGATCACAGACATTCTTGGGCGATTCATTAAACCATCGCCCCGGATACGCCTTAAAACCTTTTGAAGCTTGTTCGACGTTATCATGGGCCGGTTTTTACGCAGCTTTTTTGCTGATTCCGACCATTGCCCGCCGTCCACGTCATAGACGAACCGCAAATCGTCGGTGGCTTCATCATAAACATGCTGCCAGCCTTCAACAGATTCGCGGTATCTGTCTTTTACGTCACGAATAAAGGCGTCGCCTTCTTCTTTTTTGCTTTTTTTCGCCATTTAATGCCCCATCCAGCTACCAGCCGCAGCTTGAGCCTCTTGTCGATACGGCGTTATCACATGGTCCTCAAATTTCGTGCCAGTGAGCGTGAACCGATACCAATTTTCCATGAAATGATCGGAACCTTTTTTGTCCGGCTTGCCATTGTCGTCAAAAACCCACCGCTTCGCCTCGTATCTATGCCGCTCGCAGTCTTCAAAGATAAAAACAGTCGGCCGGCCACTCGGACCAACCAACCGATCTTCGATATTTTTTATGCCGCTGTCCTTGTCCTTGGACGCCACGTGCAACATTATATCAACATCGTCAAGGCGATCATATAAAATAGAGAAGGTGTCCCTGAGGTTGGACCCAAGGGCGTTTTTCATGTACTGCGTATCGCCCTTTGAAAGCGGATCGATATAAACGTCCTGAATATCCCAGCCCTTTGTGCGGATTTTCTTGATAATATCGTCCGCGATTCCATCCGCCGAAAGGTTTTCCCACGTTTCAGCCACGCAAAAGTGAACGTCATGCGGATCTACCGCCCAATAAGACACCGCCTGCGGGGTAGAAAGATGAAAATCTATCATCGGCACCACCGGCCAGTTGGCCGGAACCTCAAAAGGCTCTATGACATGCACAACTTCATCAAAACCTTTTAAAACGCGGCCCACAAGGGACTTAAACTGCCCAAAAACACGGCTCGGTACATCAGAAGGATCAATGTCCTTGATGAATTTAAGGATTTTAAGCTTGACCAACCATTCAACCCGTTGATCGGTGCAGACTTCTTCAAGATATTTCTCCGCTGCCCGGCCCTTGTCTTCAGCGTATTTCCCCAAAAGCTTGTTTTTATAAAGAAGCTTGTCGAAATAGGTGTCGATCTGAGCTTCAGTTAACCCCATTTCCCTCAAAACTGTAATGTCGCTGTTATAAAGGTCAGGGTTGTCGGTAATTTTAAGGTCAAGAACCAAACCAATATCGCGCCGCCCAGCTAAAACAACATCATCAAGAACCCAAGCCTCTTTGATCGGCGTCATGGTCATCAAGGTCTTGCCCTGATCCAACATCAACCCACGGCTCATAGCCTCATGCTTAGATTTCGGCGGGGGCTCATCTTCAATCAATCCCTGAATCCGAAAAGATTCAAACAAATCATCTTTCTGGTTGTAGACCATGATCTTAACAACGCTTTTATTCATCCAGGTCCACTCGTATTCAACGCCTTGCTCATTCTTTTTAGTCTTATACCAACCGGTAGGCCACCAAAAATGCATTTCCGGTGCCACCGTCTGGCCTATATGGGTTTTCCAATCCTCCCCGGTAAAAATCAAATTTACAGGAGGTTTAATCCCCAAAGACGAAGCATGATAAAAATGCTTCTCGCCATTCGTTTCACCACCCAAAACCGCCATTGGGTGATCTTGCCCAACCGGGTTCCAAGGCTCATAACCCAAAGCCCATGAACCCAAAATACAAACAGCCGCAGCTGTTTTCCCAATCTTATTGCTGGAAATGTTCGCCACGGTAGTAAACTTGTGCATCGTATCCAAAAGCCGCTGCTGCCAGGGGTAAGGCTCCCAAAAGAAAATAGCATTCGCCTTTCCAAACGCCTCAACCCTGTCTTGGGCAGTCTCACCCATTCTTGTTCTTTTCCTTCGTACAGGTCCAACAAAGACCGCTGCTATATCTGGTCGTGCGGCCACAATCCTCGGTAATACAGGGCCTATGCCCCTTTTTCATTTTCGCGGGGCTTTTACGCCGCTTAGGTTTCAAGATATATGCCCGGACCTCACGCAAGGTAGCCTCAAACGCAATAACACCCTTACAAAGCTCCTCATGACCCTGTTCAAGATCCAACACTCTTTCCGATAATGACTTATCTCCCACTATGCTTCTCCCGGCAAAATCTCGTAATAATCATAACCGCCTTCGCTACGCACTCGGACAACTTGCTCTATTCGGGAAGGGCAGGCCCTTTTATGTCTCTGAAATTTTGGGGGGGAAGTGTACATATCACACCCCCGCCAGGCGATTGGCCCATGCCCCCCCCCTTGGAATAAACGCCGTATGCTTTGCCTTGCTGCCACCGGTGGTGCCCCTGGAATCCCCATAACAGGCCACAAATCCGCCCGCCATAACGGTGGATGAACCCTGCCGATATCGCCCCACATGCACCGCCCTGGAGCTTTGCCTGTAATCCATGTCGCAACCTGTTGATATCATTACTACGTCCGATAAACTCTATTATGTAAACTTTATAGGTTACTGATTGTTATCATTGACAATCACTGCGTCTTGGGTATCTTTGTTTACCTGCTTGGCACGGTCCTT